ATCCCAAGCAGGGTCATAAGGAATAAAGCTGTGCCTACATCTATAACCACCTCTATCTATAAATGGGTCACTTCCTGATTTACCTTTCCAAGTACCACCCCAAATACTTCTTGCTTCTTCTTCTGTATAAACATTACCTATTCTTGCCCTACAAAACTCTCTAGTAGTTGTTATATTAGTTCCTGTGTATTGAAATGAAGTAATACCTGCTTCTTCTGCTTTGTATTTAGTAAACTGTGCATCAAACTGCATGATACTATCATGTGCCTGTTGAGAAGCATATAATCTCATATTCCTACCAACTCGATCTGATGCGTACTTGGTGTGCAGTATTCTAGTGGCATCTGCTGTTAGTTTCTTAGATATTGCACTATCTGAGTATTTGTTTTTATCTACAATATTAACTAATCTCTTGATAGCGTTCTCATTACTTCTTTGATAAACACCATTGATTTCACCCCTAATTGCTTTGACCATATCAGGGAATGGCTTTCCAACTATTGCTGATTTATAGACTTCATCAGATATAGTAGTAAGAAATCTATTAGCTACATCTTCAAATCCACTAAATGATAATTGTTTTAATTGATTAATAACAGCTAAGTCAGGCTTTGTTAGGGTTTTAAATCTATCAGCTATAGGAACTTTCTTTATAAATGATTGATAGTTCTTAACTACCTTATCGTAATCTCTCACTAATAAATCTGCTTCTTTTAGATAATTTTCTTCTATAAGTCTTTTAAGATTAGGTCTTAATTGGATAGCTAATTGTGTTGTGAGTTTTTGACCACCTGATGTAGCTTGTAATGAGTTTATAATGTCATCTTCTAAATCATAGAGTACATTAACTATTCTTTCTTCGTGTTGGTCAGCTAATTTAGCTAATATTTCTGTTTTGGTAGCCATTCATTATACTTTAAAACCTTTTTTCCATGCTTGTAAACTCCAATAAGCTGCTGATAAGTTCTTTTGGCCTTTAACTCTTTTAAGCACTCCACCCATTCTAGCATCAAATGACCTTTTCCTAGCAGGTATGCTTTTTTTAATACTCATCTCTTTAGAGCCAAAGTTAACTTTCTTTACTCTGCCTGATGTTCTATCTTTAACAAATACCTTAAACTTTTTTGTATCACCACGCATAGGCTTATTGAGTTTTACCTCTCTACCTTGATACTTAGCCATTAGTAACTAGAACTTTTAGTTTTTCTTTTTTTCTTTTTCATAGCTGAGTCTTTCATTAGTTTGCCATTTGGCATATAATGATAACCCTTTGGTGCTTTTTTCTTTTTAGCCATTACTTTTTACCTCTCGGTTTATATTTCTTTATAGCTGTACTTATAAAGATGTTTTTATAAAGACTTACTTTTTTACCAAACTTTTTATCTGCTTGTTTCTTAGCTGATTTATAGGCTTTGGTTTTCTTGTTAAAAGACTTAGGCTTACCTAATGCTTTAGGTCTAGCTTTTGCATATATAGGTTTTTTTTTAAGCATCTTCTATATCCTCACCTTCTATTGTTGGAGTTGCGAATTGTCCTATAGGAGATGCTTTAGCATCTATTTCATTATCAATAGCTGTAATCTGTTCGTCATCATCTACTACTGCTCTTGCGATTTGTTTATCAATCTCTTTAGCAAATGTTTCTGATTGTACTCCTGATGCTTTGGCTCTTTGTAAGAACTCTAAATCACTTGCAAAATCTCTTAGGTCAAATGACTCAGGGTAAACAATCTCACCATCAAAGACTTTATTCTGCCACTTAGCAAACAATCTCCATATTTGTTCTTCTGCATTTTCTAAGTAATCAGCTTTCTCACTAAGTCTTGCATTTAATAGCTGAAACTCTGTTTGTAAAGCTATGCCACTTTGCACTCTATCTGTGCTTGATCTAACTGCACCCATGTGTGTAATTCTATTAATAGCTTCTACCTTCATGTTTATATTGTTCATAATGCTGTCTAATGACTGTGAACTTGGCTGTATAATATAAGGTTTTAAGTTAGGGTCTAAATCTTCAGGCATTTCTATAATACTACCTGCTCCTGCACTAGCTTCTACATTAGGTGTTTTTACTAATGATGGGTGATTAGATAATCTAATTAGCTGTTCCATCTCAGAATAGTCGTTGTAGATAGACTGTTGCAATTCTGCAACATCATTGAGGTCAGACATACCAATGCCTCTTTTTTGTGATTTCTGATTGTATAAAACAACAGCAGGTATTTCACCTAGAGCATTAGGTACTTCATCTAATAATATAGGCTTCGTTACTGCATATTCTTTTTTAAAGTCGTTTATTCTGTATGTGCTAATATCTTCTAATGACCAAACCTTAATAATTGCGTCATCATCTAATAAATCTTCTAATAATGTTAATGATGTAAGATAAAATCTACCATTAGCTAATCTTTCATACTTCCAATTTAATACATTCTCAGGAGTATAAATACTCATGTATGGTCTGATATCTTGCTGTAGTTCTTCTGCTCTTGTGCCTGTTATTACATTAGGCTTATCAATAATACCCCAACAAGTACCATAGATACTTGCGTTGACTTGCATTTCTCTAATGATGTTATTAAAACTTCTACCATCTAAATCTGCATCATCTATAAATGATTGTAGTTCTACATCTCCATTCATAGAGCCATAATCTCTTGTAGGTGGAACTCTAAATAAGAATGATGAATAAATCTGAACTACATTCTTACAATGATTATCAATTGGTGTGTTACTTGCTCTCTTACTGTATTCTTCGTCTGACTCTAATGTATATCTATTTAATAGAAAACCATTTTGGTAATCCTGTCCACCAAGAAAAGAACGCAAATGAAAGTTCCAATCATGAAACTTTTCATCATAATTTATATGTCTTTCAGTTAAAAAATCTCTTGTATAACTAGCCATTATGACCACCTCTTAGGTCTTGTTGGTGTAAAGTCTCTGCGTATTGGGTATAAATATTCTATCATGTAACCTAAGCTGTCATTAAAGTGATCGTAACCACTATCCTTGTCAGGAATAACTGTACCTTCCTTATAAATTTGTCTTTCTAAACTTTTTATAACATTTTTACACTTGTTAGCAATAAATAAACTATATTTACCTTTTGCTGTTTTTAATTTTGCGTTCACACTATTAATCCTGTCTCTCACAAGTGGGTGAGTATTCCTTACTCTAATATTAAATCCTGCGTTTTTCAATATAGCAATATCAGTTACACCACCTGCTGATGTCTTTCTTTGTTTAGCAGCAGGGTCAGGATAAATGTTAATATCATAACCATAATATCTGTTCTTTATTTCTTGTGCCATTTCTTGTGTATTACTAGAATAGATTTGTATCTCATCATAAACATACACATCATTATCTTTAATCTCAGCTATAACACATGACATTGGATCAATGTTAAAATCCATACCTACATGGATTGTTTTGCTTTCAGGTTTGTATTCAGGAATAACATTGTCAGTTCTATCAAAGTTATAATAGATTTGCCCTGCATAATTAACAAATGATGCTTCGTATTCCTGTTGGAATGTTCTTTCATCTAAGTCTGCTCTTGCTTGTTCAATCTCATTAGCAGGAACTTGACCACCTTCTAATGTAGTATATTTAAAACTTGCCCATTCAGGGTCACTATCAGCTTTGGTAAATAGATTGTAAGACCAATTACCATAACCTCTAGGAGTACCACAAAATAATGCACTACCATTTTTGTCTGATAAAGTAGGCCGCAATACTTCAAACCATGCGTGTTCTTTAATATCTGCAAATTCATCTAGTATAAGGAAATCTAAACCTACACCTCTAAGTGAGTTCTCATTGTCTGCACCTCTTAGGGATATAATAGAGTTATTTCTAAGTGTTACTGTAAGGTCAGAATTATTAACTGATTTGAGCCATTTATGTTTTCTAAGTTTATCTAGGAGTTCTCTCCATACAATATCTTTAGACATTCTATAAGATGGACTAACATACCAACATTTCTTTTTAGGATATCTAGCAAACCTAGCTAATTCATTGATAGCTGTAAATGTCTTACCAAATCGTCTACCTGATATTAGAACCCTAAACCTCTTATTACTTCCAATGATAGCTTTTTGAGGATTAGTTAGTGGCATTAATCATACGACCAAGCCAAAGGTTTATCATCATCTGAACTCTCTATGCCATCTTTTTGGCCAAGTATTTGCTTACCCAACCATATTAGAATAGCAGCATTACCCTTCTCAGCAGCCTTAAATTGGAGTTGTCTAAGCCTCAACTTCTGTTCTGCTCTACCTTTTCTCAAATATTCCGAATAACCCTTTTCAATTGTATCAGGTGAACAACCAAAGAAGTCACCTATTTCTATGTTCGTACAACCAAATCTAGCTAAGTTTTGTACCTGTTCTGTATCTATATTATATTTTTTTGGTCTTACCATTTTTACCTCTTTAAACCTGAGTGTAGGTTATTTTAATTTAGTGCCACAGTTAGGACAGCTTTTATCTGTCTTAATCTTTACACCTTCTTCTTTTTCGAATGTTACAAACTCCTCTAGTTCTGTTTCGTCAAAGCCTAAATTAGTCAATTCGTAATTATTATCAAGTAAATCTGCAAACTCTTTATGTAGCAATCCAAAATCCCATTCACTAAATTCATTAGTTTTGTTATCTGCTATACGATATGCCTTTGCTTTTTCAGGAGATAAGTCTGCAATTAATACAGGAATACTCTCACACTTTAATAATTTAGCTGCTTCGTATCTTGAATGTCCAACAATAATGACTCCACCACGATCAACTACTATGGGTTGTTGCCAACCAAACTCTTTGATTGAGTCTGCTACCTTCTTAAAATCGTTTTTTTTTCTTGGATTTCTTGAATATGGCTTAATATCTGTGATTGCTTTGTCTTGGACTATCATTAATGGTAGGTAGGATAGATAACACCTTTATTAATAAATCCTAAATCATTAATAATACTATTCACTAAAATCTCTGCATCTTCTTTAGTTTCAAAATTAGCAAACTTTAATACAGCTGAATGTGTTCCGTCTTTTTCTTCTACAATTAAAAATGTTTTATCTTCTTCCATACCTAAATTGTTACATCAGATATGCTAATTTGACAATGGTAAATAATCTAAAATTTTCTATAAAACTGTTATGAAAGTTTTTTCTATTACACAAAAATCAATAAATTTCTTTTTAAATCTATTTCAGGTTAAAGATGATAAAGAGGATATTAAGCAGTATATTGATACTGAATATATGCCCATAGATAGAGAATGGGCGTATTCAAAGTATAAAAATTAGTTTTTTTTCTTTAGTGAATTATTTAAATCTTCACCTTTAGCAATAGCAGTATCAACTTCTGTTACGTGTTTCAGAAATTCCTCTCCCACTATATGTTTATAATCAATATGTTCATTAGTAGTATATGCAGCTTTATTGTAATCATTTAAAGCGACCCACTTATGAATATATATTCTTGGCATCTCTTTATCCCAATATTCTTCTTTTTCTTTATAATCTATATCTACTTTTTCCCAATGTTTAGGAAATTCATTATTGCAACATAATTCGTTTGCTACAAATGCAACTGCTGTTGCATCTTGGTCAAAGCCATGAATTAAATATGTGTTACCCCATTTCCATTTGTAAAAAGACTCAGACCAATTTTCTGCGTCATGATTATATTCTTCCATATATTGTGTAGTTATCTTAAAAGTTGCCATTAAATTTTCTCCCATTCTTGTTTGTCAAAGTTATAGTTCCATTCATTTTCTAGTCTTACGTTATGAGGAATAAAGTTTGTTTTCTTACCTTCTTTACCTGCTGCATCTAAAGCATAAGTAACGTCAACTTTAATTCTCTTTGGTGTAAAACCAACAATAACATTACCACCTATCCACATTTCAGTTTGTTGGTGCCATTTAACAAAAACTTTGTCTCCGATTTTCATTTTGTTTTCTCCGTTGTTCATGGTTTTAATATAAAGAAATAAAAATATATTTGCAATAGAAAAAGTATTTATTTTATAATTATTTTATATTTGTTGAAATATATAGCTTTTTGTATAACAATTGAGATTGTTCTTTTTTGGACAGTTCTCCTCCTATTTAGTGTTGTTGTAAAAGGCAACACTAATTAGGGAATTACAAACCATGAGTATTTTATCGTAAATTATTTAAATGAGGTCTGTATAGGCTTTAAAACAGGTTTTTTTGGGTACTTTTTGGCATAAGTTACAGTAGATTTGAGAATTACATGACCTGACCCTAAATCGGTGCTACTTCTCATTGTTGATAGATAGTAGGCCTTATCATCTTCGAACTCTAAAAATCCTATAACCTCACATTCTTCAATAATACATTCTTGTTTAAATTCATCTTTAGATAGCCATGTATTTGATCCTGAACTGTGGTCTAGGAATTTTAGGTAGATTATCACTTAGTGCATTAAAGAATGAACAAACCACACAGCGGCTATAGCGGCACAGAGTTTTATTACATTACTCCATGACCAATAGTCCTCTATTACATCTGTCATTTTTAACCATTTTCTTTGTAGCCAAAAAATCATTTTATACCTCTTTTCTACTTTTCTCGTGCGACCTTATTTTTCTTCTCGTACGACCTGCTAAATCCAAGACCTAACATTCCAAGAATTATAGGCATGACTTCAGAAACATTCAAGTTTGGAATTTCAATATCTTTACCCATTATTTTTAACACCATAATAGTAAATGGTTGAAGTATATAAGAATAAAATAATATACCCACTATTAACCACCCTGTTGCAGGTCTCCAACCTGCCACAAAAATAGATTTGTGTCCTGCTTCAACTTGATTAACTTCTATTTGTTTTGTCTTTAATTCATTCTCTAATGCTTGAAGTTTAATTTTAGCATTATCTTTTTCTTCTTGTGAGGTGTGTAGTTCATCTACTATCTTTCCAACACTACCAACTAAACCACCACCTAATAATTTATCTAACATTATAAAGCACCATCAATTTTTACTTCTTGTTGTTTTTCTAAAGCATCTGCAAATTCTTTATCTCTAATATGTTCTGACTGATAATCTGCTCTAGCTTTTTGCATAGCCACTACCTCATCAACTGTCATGTGTATTTTTTCATGTCTTAGTTTATGATTTTTATCATGTGCATTTTCTAATCTTTCTAAATACAACTTTTCTCTAATCTTTAGTTCTTCTATTTCTCTTTTTAGTTCTTTAATTTCTTTTCGCATTTCTTTTTCTGTTAACATTATATGTTCTCCATTTGTAAAGCTAAAGTATTAGCACGATTAGGTGTTTGTTTTGCCCAACGACTATCTAGCATATGAGCAGCACTTTCTCTGTAATTTGCTTCTTGTAAACTTTTTCTAAAATTTTTAAAACCTAACAATCTTGTAAGACCTAATTGAAATGCCATCTCTACTACAATTTCAAAGGCTTCTTCTGCTATATCATTTTCACTTACAAAATGTCTAGCGTCAGTAATAGCTTGGTTCAAATCTACATTTAAAAGTATATCAACTTGTTCATTAGTTAAATCAACAGTACCAAAATCTTCATCAGGTTTTATTAAGTGTCCTACACCGATTGTCCAATTTCCTAAATGGTCTTTATATTTTGCGTAGCGTACCCCTTCATGCTTGATAACAGATTTTTTTAATCTTTGTATATTCATTTCTTACTCCTTAAACTTGGTAACATCTCTTGTATTATATTTGCAATATCAATAAATAAAACTTTTAATAAACCTATATGTATTTCTAAATTACCATGTTCATTAAAATTTTCTATTTCATCTTTAGTACAAGTAACTCTTATTTTGTTCCCTATTCTGACTATTCTCATATATAGATGTTTTTATCCCAACTGCCATTGTTATTCAAGACCATAGGAACAATATAGGGTATTCCTTCAGTTATAACACCACATGATAATACAGGTTTTGCTAAATTAACTTTCATATATGCCATAGCTAAAG